TAAGTGTTATGTAACATAGAAGAAAAATCATTAGAGTAACCAATATCTCCGATAGCTAACTGAATACTATATTGTCTCATCAACTGATCGATGATTCCTTTTTTGCTCTCCACGTCATTGCGCTTAAACTTAGTAGCAAATTCGATTGACAGTAAATGCGTACCCTTGGTTTGTAGTACAACAGCAGTGCTATAAGACTGTCCTGCTGGCTTTACTCTTTCTGGATCGGCCAATTGTTCCAAGTCAGAACGAGCGCCATAGTCGATTCCCAATACAGTCAAATATTGCGTCATTCCTTTTGGCGGCAGAATACGTGGGCTAAACTTTCTCTCAAAGTCAGCGCAATTAATACGAACCTCATCTGGAGACATTGGGCTCGCATCACCCTGATAGAACTCTCCAAGAACTTCGTTTTGGAAAACGCGCTCTGTATTGATTGGATGCTTGCCTGGCTTTTCCTTCTCGATATCTTCTCTGGTAAATTTTGGCATGTAAAGTTGATTGATATGGAAACCAATCATCTTACAATCTGGATCATTTGGATTCTTAAGAGCTACCCATTTACCGCGCTCTTGTGCCTGTAATTTGTCTTGTTCATGGCCACACTTGCTACACTTAACTATTTTGCCGTGAATCCAAACTTTCTCCCAATCATCAGAACCTGGCGTATATAATGGGAAATATTCCTTACATTGTTCACACCCCAAATAGTAATACTGCTGAGAGGAGGATTGCCACATCTTATGGTAATCAGAACCCTTACGACGAGGCGTTCCAAAATAAACTTGCACCCCTTGGGTTGGTCTGCCGTATTTGGCGTTGGTTAGAATTTTGAGAGCATTTCCGATAGCCTGGGTGGTTGTCTTCTGAACTTCGTCAAAGAATAGAATATCAGCAGTACGACCCATGATTCTGTCGGCGTCAACACCAGTAGACTCTACCCACAAATGGTTTCCGCCGAGGAACTGTTTAAAATGCAAAGAGTCATTGGTAGGGGATGACTGATCGAGTAACTGCTGCATGAAAGACTTTGGACGACCAGCTTTGTTTTCTGGGGTGCCTTCAGGAACCTTGGCCATGTTGATCATTTGATTTAGCTTCGTCTTAGAATAAGCTGCCGCCAATTCTAACTGAGGAAATGCGTGAATGATACGAATTGGTGGACGGAAGCCATCTCCAAACAAACCAGATCCCATGAAATACATCTCTAACGCACTAGCCATGGTAGTAGCACCTACCTGACGCCCTTTTACTAGGATAACTGGTTTGGCGTCTGGCTCTAATGCCTTGATTCCAATGTATCTATAGATATCTGAGAATGGTTTATACCCATTGCCACTAAGTCTAAATGGCTCGCCCTCTAATGTTAAATTCTCTTGGCAAAACGTTACTGGATCAATCATGGAGAGTTGCTTCTTCATTTTTATGAACAACTCTTTATTTTCAATTTCTAAACTTGGCATACTAAAATGATCGTATATTCAGTAGAATGACTTCCACGAAAAAACGTAGAAAAAGGGTGTGCCTCAAATGTGGCGTTCCATTAACCCTTAAAAATTGGGCTACTTACGACCAAAATAAGAGTTACTATGTCTGCAAGCTGTGCCGCAAAGATGCTGACAAGAAGTCTCATCAAGCGGATCTAGATTACTCTAAAAAACAAAACAGCCGCTATCGTATGAAACGAAGTGCTGTCATTTTAGCTTATGGTAATGCTTGTTCTATTTGTGGAGAAGATGAATATACTAAACTAACAATCAATGGCAACATCAATGTTCTATATGATAGTATTGTACAAAAAATTGGCCATCAAGTGACATGCTACAATTGTAGTAAAGGTCAGCCTTACAAAAGTAAATATATGGAAGCTCACAGAAAGAAAATGGTTAAATACTATGGTGGATGTTGTAGAGTGTGTCATGAAAGAAAGATTGAAATACTAACTCTCAACAAAAATAAAGAGCTGTTATGCTATAATTGCAAGTATAGCAAGATTGCAATTGAAAAATACCCTCCAGAGCCCGAAAAACAGGCTGGGTAAGTGCAAAGCACTTAAATTTTGGCGGGCATTAAAGCATTGAATGCATCAGTATTTGATGGATCAATGTCACGATCAGTGCTAGAGTGGTCACCAGTGCCAAGGTTATCGTACCTATCGTAGCTACCGGGGTTATCTTTCTTAGCTTTGAGGTTATAATTGCTAACCAAACGAATAAGCCTCTCGTCTTCCCAAGCTCCGTTATCCGAAACATCACCAGCATGCAGTGCGCGCAGACGGCTAATAACAGTTGGAACTGGTAGATTGCCTTTAGTTTCCTTAATAATATTCTCAAGAGTACGTAGAATACTTCGTTTCTCTTTGATTACCTGTGGCATCTTAGCATCATTATCATCAACTTTTTGTTCAGTCGTAGTTTGAGCGGTCTTCTTTGACTTTTTAGTCAAATCCTCTTTATCAGAAGAAGTTTTAGTCTGTAGATAATCAGTCAAACCACTACGTTGCATCATATCATCAACAGCAGCTTGTACCGATGGATACTTTGATTTACCATTCATGATGGTATTAATCTGTTCGAACAAACTGTTACCACGTGGTTGAACACTAGTCTTCTGTAGTTTGTTTTCAAACTCTCTTAGCCAGTGGTCATCACTATCAGGTGCATCAGATTGTCTACTGATTACAGATTGGTGTCTTGGATGTCTGCTCATGATTACGCCCTATAATTGGCTGCCCAATCCATATTATCAGTATCAAATACCTCTAAATCATCACCTGGCATAAAACCACGGTCTTGACGTAATGGGTATCCCATGTCAAACAACAATTGTTGAACTTCAGCTTGTTCACGATCAGTTAAGCTCCATCTGTCAACTTGGCGCTTGTACAAATCTTCAATGTCATGACCGGCGGAAATAGTGCCGTTGATACAAACGCGTGCGATTCTAGAGATCAAAATTGGAACAGTAATGACGAGACCTGACACACCCATAATCTTTTGAGCCTGCTTAGTTAAACTAGAGTCTTCATAACCTGGCTCCTCACCATTATTGGCAATTTGCACAATACATTTTTCAGCAGTCCACTCTTCGCCTGGAAGAGTAGTGTCAGCAACGTAAGCTTGCAAATCTTCATCAGCAAATCTTTCGAGGACCTTATTGATTTGTGGTTGTAGGTCGGCAGCAGTCTTCTTCTTTTTCTTAGAAGATTTCTTAGAGTCTTTAACTTTGTCGAGACGGTCACGCAAACGAGACAAACCATCATCTAGCTGGGAACGAATCTTCTCAACTTGGTTGGCGTCCAACTCAGAATCGAGGTCCATTCTCATAGCCTTAGAGATTTCGCTATCTAGCTTCTCCATGTAAGCCATGGCGCGTTCGAGTCCAGCAGAGTCATAACCAGAGTGCTTTGGAACGCCATCAAGTCTTTCCTTGACCCAAGCTACGAAACCGTGTGGGCCATGTTTAGACCAATCCCACTTAGCGTTCTTAGTCTCTTTTGGATCTTCCTTTCTGTCTTCGCCGTCTTCTACTTGCAAAGATTCATCATGCACTTCAAGTTCTGGTTCTGGGTGTTTAGTGCCAGGTGGGGCGCCCGGAAGTTCTTCAACTACAATTTCAATCTCACCAGGCTCAGACACTTCAAGCGGTATGCCAGACATAAGTTCCTCAATACCCTCGTGGTGAATATGGTCAGGTATAGCCGAAACTGAGTGCTCATCATGCGCTGGTAGCTGTGACGCGGGGGAGCGCGGGTCTATGACGTATAGCTGTTGTGCTGTTGATTGTAAAGTCATTTAGGTGCCTCTGGGATTGCTTTCTTTATATGATAATATGCGGTTGTATGCAATGATAATCGTTGGTTTTAGATATTCCACTTATCCTCATACATTTGAGTGCCAATATCGGAAGTCCCGGTAAAAGGATTCTCTACTTGTTCAGTCTGATCAGCATCATGACCTTCTGGGTCCACACCATCTGGTAAGCCAAATAAACCGGTTTCAGTAGGGGTTAGGTACTTATTAAAAAGATTTTGAAGGACTTCATCGGAGGTCTGGCGGCCTGGCCCAGGCTCATCATCATAATCTCTACCGAAATTAAGAGCTTCGTCAGAACGGCCCGCAAAATCGGCGTCTGGTAAATAAGAGTGCTCTCCAGCAATTTGCGGACTAGTCATTGAGATATTCAAATCTGCGGGGTCTAAACTAGAGCCATCTGATGGAAATTGGTATCTATCACCCTTTTCTCTTCTTATCTCATATTCATCCTCTATAGGATAAACCATACTGTCATGATTAACCTCATCATCAATTGGGAAATCAATGTGATTAACATCTTTCTTCTTGAGATTCATTAGAGCGCCGGGCCCATGATTACCCTCTTCTCTAAACTCTTCTACACTATCAATTTTACCATCACTCATCTCTTGGTACAGCCCTTTACCCAAATCGTAATTTGGGCCGGCGGTTTTGATAATTTTTTCAAAAATAGCAGCGCGAGCTTTAATCCCAGGATTTTCTTTAGTACGCTTGCCGCTATCGAGCTGCCATGAATCGTCGGCCACATAGCGAGGCTTGAGTCTTTCTCTGCGTGCTGCCAGAAATTCCGAGACTGAATTATAACCTTGTAGGCCGTGGTATCCCGTGCCGGGGCCGATGTCTTCCATGCCAGGAATTGTATACAAATCGTAGTTGCGATAAAATGGTTCTTTGAAACGAGGCTGCACAACCAAGGCCGGGTCAGACTTATATTTCTTTTCGCCGGGTGTTGGTTCGTTGACACCACCACCTCCTTGAAAATAACCTTTCTTATTGACCGACATTAGCTTTTCCTTTGATATGTTTCATATAGTACGGATAAACCTTTTCCGTAATTGGAATCTGAGTCCACAAATTCATCCTAGTAATCAAATCGGCGGCCTTATTAGGATTCCTAGTGAAAGCTTCATTCAGCTTATCATTCATTGATTTTTCAGTAGAAATCTTAACGGTTTGCGGATACTTTCTTACATACTCAATAATTGAATCATCTAGGTCAAAATCTAACTTACAAGCCAGATAAATAGCCCTAACAACTCTATTTCTATTAGAGGTTAAAGTAATCTCAGGGGCTAAACAGGTTCTTATCTTCTTTTCTTTTATATCTTTGAATCCCCTCTTAGTAGGATCCGCAATCTGTTTAAGGTCTGTTGTCAAGAGCAAAGAGTTACACGTAAAGTCACGGCTAAACATCTCGCGCTGCATGTTGGTAGGATTCTTGATTCCCATCTTAGCTAGCTGTTGGTCAATGTTGGGGACCATGAAATTGGATGAGAAATCTACTTTTAAACTGCCAACAAAAATGCTGCTATGTCCATCTTCCATAGTCTTTCGAGTAACATTGTATTTCTTACGAAACTCAATGAAAAATTCTTGAGATAAATAATCAACCGTCTTATCACCAGTTGTAACATCTATGTCAGCAATGTTCTCTAATCTGCCCATGTACTTATCTCTGGGCGTACCTCCGCAGATATAGGCTGGCGAGGCGCCTATACTCTCTTGCACTCTCTTCATTTCTTGAAGCAGTTCGCGGAGTTTCATTTATCCCCTTAAACGGCTGGTGGTCTTGGAGCGGCCGGTGGTACTGGGGGTGGAGGGGCGGCTGGAGTAGCTGGGGCAGCTAATTCGCCCAACTCTACTGCTGGAGTTTCTTTGCCTTCTTTGCCAGCGCCTTCTAACTCGGCAACTTCTTGTTCTTTCCTAATTTGCTTACGCTGCTTCTCTTTATCTTGGTCATCTTGTAGTTTGCCTCTGATGCCGGCCATATCTTCTCTTTCAGGAGAGGGGGTAGCTGGAGACTTATCTGCACTGGCCATTGCGCCACGCAGTTTGGCCAAGATATCATCTACACGGGTAGAGATATAGTTGTTGGCTTCTAGCGCCTTGTTTTGAGCCTCAGAAAGCGAAGGGAATAGCGAAGCTAATCCTAGACTATCTAACATCATATCAACGTATCCCAAACGTCTTGGCTGCTCTCTAGTCTTATACGTTTTGGAAATATCTTCCAACTCAGAAACTACATCGGCTATAGTTACGTTCTTCATTAGCTCGTCTACTTTGTCATTAAACCCACTAGTTGCAGGAATCGTGTCTTGCGGCTTGCCAATATCATCTTCTGTTACTTCTAGTGGTTCCTCATCGGCCGGTCCTTTAGTGGCTTTAGGGGCAGCTTCAGGAATGAATGTTGGTGGGTTTCTCTCTGGCTTAGGAGTATCCGTCATTGGAACATCTTCCAAAGCGGCTGCTGGAGGAGGGGGAGCTACAGGTGGAGCAATTTGTGCTTCTGTAACCATCAACTGATCTTCTGAGTCAAGTACTTCTAGTTCATCATCTTCGGCAACAGTAACATCAGCATCAGTCTTATTCCCATCGTTCATATTGTCGATGAACTCTTTGATACCCTTTGGTTGAGGAGGATTATTTTGATCTCCCCCTACTGGAGTTTGAACGCTTGGTGTTCCTGGAGGTTGCGCTGGCAATCCGCCTGGAGCGCCAGGATTACCGGCACCTGATGGATCTGCTGGTGGAGTGGCTGGAGGAACAGCGCCACCCTTTTCTTTACCTTTAGCTTCTTCGCCTGCTTGACCTGGAGTTTGAGCTAATGAATATAGTACTTCAGCAGCTTTGGTGAATCCATTGCGTTTAAGTACGTTACCTTCACGCACAATCATATCTTCATATAGGCGTGTTGATACACTTAGCTTATTGACAAGCTGAACTTTCTTCTTGAGAGTATAGATGGCTTCCATCAAATTCTCAAGCTCGCCGCCAGCAAACTCTTGTCCTTCTTGTGAACGAAGTAGTTTCTCGGCGGAGTCTAAACGTCCAATAATTTTTGAACGTTGTTTTTCGATGGTCTGTCTTTTCTCTTCGCTGCGCTCAGCATCTTGGCTAGCTTTTTCAACAGAGTCGCCATCTGTTTTTGGTTCTGGCTCCTTTTGAGCATCTGGTTTGATATGCAAGAAATAGCCTGGCTGTCCATTTTCATACCAAACTTGTGCAAACTTATATTTCATGTGAGCCCCTTCTTCGTGGAACCTTAACCAGTTCAAGAAGTCGTAGATTTCCATTTTAGCCCAACCCTGAGTCGCGTTCTTAATAGCATCTCGATATGGGAAACCAGCCTTCTGTTTGTAGTGGATATCCTTAAGGGCATACATCCATCTTTTCATGTCGTGCTGGCCAGCGATATGCTGATACTGATCATAGTTAGGATAACCCTTCTTGTCAGATATGTAAGAGTGAAACTTAGGAACAAACTTACCATAGTCAATACCGTAGTTATCGAAGAACTCCATAAGTTTCTTCATCTTTTCTTCCATCTCTGGGGTAAGTTTAAGCTCTTCATCAGAATATGGTCGTGTAGCCTTTTCCAACTGCTTTTTGGAAGGCATGTCGATAATGGGTTTGTTAGAAGGCTTATTCTCTGGCATTATTAGTTATTCAACTTTTTGTTAATGGTTTCGTTGAGTAGTTTAGCCTCAGCAAGCTTCATGTCAGTGTTGAGCGGTTGCTCTAGGGTTGGTGGCTTTAACTTGGCCATCTTCTCTTGAAAAAGTTCCATAAATAGCATGGAACTTTCCAAATCTAACTGAGACAGAACATCTCGGATTACATCATGAAATACCGAAATATGCTGATCCACAGCTTGTAAAGTCACGTTGTGCTGGATGACCAAGTCGGCGGGATTCTCAGTAAATTTGTAATACTTTTCCAATAATCCTCCTAGTAACTCACCATACTCAATTAGAACGCGATCTATTTTAGTATTGATATTACGAGGATCTTCTTGAATTTCATCAAAAACTTGACCCAAACGTGTTTCAATGGCCAGACACAACTGTGCCACCATAGTACGTACGTCTATTTCTTTACCAGCTAATTCCAACATTTTACTCTTGTAAGTTGGATTACTCTTAACGGCCAACTCTAATTGGTCCTCTGTACTGGTAGCTACAGCTTGCTTGGTCTTCAACATGTCCTCACGGATCATGGAATAAACGTCCAAGTAGTTCTCTTTGAATACTTTAATTGACTTTTCAGCCACTACGAATTTAGCTTCGCTGACATTAGTATACTTAGCAGCAAGCCAATCATGAATATCTTTGGCAGGATAGTCTAATACTAACTTAGCAATGATTTCATCTTTATCTGGGTGTTCCAGAATTTTCTTGAGTGCGTTTTTGTTCATTCATTTTCTCCGTGAAAAGGTCTAAGAAAAGCTGAGCCTCCTCCGGATCTAACTGTAACAAAAACTCTCTTATGACCTTATGAAATTCTTCTATTTGATCAATCACTTGTTGTAGCCGAGCCTGCCCTCACGAGTATCGAAGATAGCATGGAATGGTGTATCTAGTCCCTGAGTCTGTTGGGAAACATCTCCACCAGGCACCTTTGAGCCATTAGCAAGTTCAAAACCTGTTTCGAAATTGTAAGTCTTCTTATCCATCTCGCACTGCCACATATGTTCGCCTACACGTGCAATCTGAGCGCCCGGATGATCTGGACAGTAACGTGAGCTTAGTGGGGCTTCTAGAATCTTGTACTCTTTAGTAAAACCACTATCTGCGATAGCCTTCTCAGACTTTCCAATTTGATTGTACTTGTGTAAGTCTTTACGCGGCTCTTCGTACTTCTTCTTTAATGCATCAGCTCTAGCATCTACCAAGTCTTTACGCTCAGCGTAAGCATTTGGCGGAGCGGCGATAGTCAAGAGAAGTTCATCTAATACAGATGCGATTCTCTTGAGTTGAGGATCACCAGATTGATCGAAGGCGGTTGCCAAAGCAGCAGTCTCCTCAATAGAGTCTGAAGTAATAACAGATTCAGTTGGTGATTCAAGAACGTCTACCTCATCAGCAGCCTTCTTGAGTAGCTCGGCAGCTAGAACGCAAGACTCTGCTACTACTTGCATGCACTTCTCATCGGACTCAGCAAGCAACATAGCTTCATTGTTTGGACTTGAAAGCCAAGAAGCCATAGCATTTAATAGTTCAGCAATTCTCATAGTTTAGCCTCTTATTTAGGATCTTCTTCCTCTTCCTCGAAGAGAGAAACAGGAGGAGCCGGTTTCTCAGGGGTTTGCTCTAATGCCGGAAGATTAGTCTGTTTACTATCCAGCCAGCTCTTGATTGTACGGGTTTCGGCCATAACTTCTGGCCCATCAGCCGGTAAATGGCCCCTATCAATTGAATTGACAAGGGTAGTAATTTTTTCTTTTACATCAGAGTAAGAAAGCGCCTGAGTCATTACATCAATATTATCTAGCCCATAGAATTGAGCTGCGGGAGTTCTCATAAACATAAGCAGCTTCTCTCTGCTTAGTTCTTTTCTCTGAGGCTCAACTCTACCAGCTTCCAATCCGGTCGGGGCTCCCAAAGGCAAAGTTGTTTGTAGCCTCTTAGCCTCTCTCTCAAGAATAGAAGAAAGTCTAGAAACTATTACCTCAAATTTAGACTTGAGACGCTCACGATAGTTTCTTTCAGAGTCTTTAGTAACTCTAACCGCATCATGAATGAAAGACCTAACGGGAAAGTCTTTATCATTCTTCATATCATTAATCATACCCAGTATATTGTTCATTCTAGCAAACAATTGTGAGTTGCTATGTTTATCAAGGCTGGCGATTATCCCTTCGAACATAGAGATTAAGGTTTTAGAAAACGTTTCGCCCGCATCGGCTAACATTTGAAGAATGGGCTCTTTCGCTGTTTTGCTATTCACATACAGCCTATAAGCGTTAATAAGTTCTCTTTTGACTTCTTTAACCGTTTCAGCAGAGGAGGCACCCTCAGACACCATCTCGTACTTGTCTGCTAAGAGGTCTGCCAACCTAGCTATTCTCATGTTTCACCCGAATATTTTGGCGTTGATGAAGGCTGCACCTTCATAGGTCTCATCCATACCCTTACGGTATAGAGGGCGACAATATCCACTCTTATCCTGGTAAACCTTGTTGACTGGTAGTCCAGTGTGTGAACAGATTGGGTACTCACTGTTAGCACTCTTAATCATCTTAGAGCACTTAGTCTCAGCCGTTTTGACACCAGCTAGTCCGGTCATGTACAAATTGAATGCAAGTGCATAAGCCTTTTCATCACCAGCGTTAGCTAGTACATTGAGAGCATCTTCTGCCTTGGTATAGTTCTCTTCAGACAATGCTTGACGTAAATTGCTGACAATCTCACTTGGTTTAAGTGAGGCCATGTTAGAAGCAACGGCAGCAATTTTTACATCGGTTTTGTTTTGAGAAACTAGGCTATTGATTCCGGCCTTATCAAAACTAGTGATAGAGCCGTTACACAACATGATAGTTGGCTTCTGAAGTTTATCATTAGCAACCTTGACTGGAACAGTGAAAGCTACTTTGCCGGTGTCCAAAGAAACTCCGCAGAAGATAGTGTGTTCATCATTACCAGTAACAACTACTTGGTGGCTAGCAAATCCCATGGACTGCAACTCACGGGAGATGTGGGCCTTAGCAGTACCGACTTTGTCTGCACCAAATCTCCAAGAGGCCAATCCTTGTGGAGTGGTGAATTTGTCTTCAAAAGACATAAACTCATCAGACTTTGGAAGTGTAACGTCTGCCTTAGCAGCAGCATCAACCTTGAGTCCAACAACTTGTCCCTGGAAGAATTCAGATTGACCCTGACGTTCGGCGTTCAAACGAGTAACGGCCAATTCGGCGGCAGATACTTCGCGCTTATCGCTAGCGGCATGAGTTAAAACAGTTAGGATATCAGCAGCGCCGATCTTAGTCTTGGTACCAGCTTGTTGTCTTAGGTAAGCTTTGATGGTAGTGTGATTGAGGTCTTCTGGCCCAGTATTACCCATGAATACATCTGGCTCG